TTTGTATATTATAAGGGTTATCAGCTGGGACCAGTATTCCGTTACTGTCGTAGACAAAACGATTTTGGGTTTGGCTGTCAGCAGTTGTTTGACTTGACTGCGCACCTGCGGCTGCAGGATCAGGAGGATCTGTCACTACCACTGGTTTAACAGTTAAAGGTGGTGGCGGAACTCGGCTGGCTCGTAGTTCCGCAAATACTTTCTGTGATTCAGGATCATCTGTTGTGTTATAGATCACAGTGTTGTTTGCTAATAATCTAGTGTCAGGCGGTCCTGAACCAAAAGATTGCACTGCACCTGGCGCTGATACAGGGCCACCGTTTGTGGCAATATCTTGACGCACAGCCAACATGATTGATTCTTGTGTGACTACTCCGTTTTTTACAAAGTTATCAGCTACATTTTTATTGTCCAATGCTACTACGTAAACACCGGTGTCAGTGTCGATTATGTCGTAGCTTTGTTGAGTTTTGTCGTATACGGATATAAGATTGGCCATGATATTTCTCTTCGTGTATTTACCGGAATCAAAAACGGCTAAGTTAATCACACAAAAGGTTTGACAAAGGCCAGAAGTGTTGTATAATAACTACAATATAGGAGAGCACATCTTGGCTACAGCATCAATTGGTCTAGTACCAGCAAAAAAAGTAAACTATCTCAACAACAGAGATATCCTGAAAGAAATACATTTCAGCAAGAACACATATTGCAGTTATGTTGATCCTGTCAACGATCATCAGTACGATATAATCTTGCCCAGCTTGAGTAAGATCAATCAGCGTACCATTGCTGAAGCAAGAAGAAATCGTGCAGATCGTATCAAACGTGAAACTGGCGAAGTGGTAAACGAAAAAAAGATTGCGCATACCGATCTTGTGTTTCGTATTACATGCTGGGATCACATACCCAAAGCACCTAAAAAACCCACCAAAGCACAGGCCAAAAAGCAGAAGTTGGATGAGTTATTGGCCTTGGAAGACGATGAAATCAGTGAAACAGACGAGCTAGTAGAAGTACCTGTGCTGGATATGAACTATGTACGACTGAACTTTCCTCCTTTCTATCACTACCGTTTGGACGAAAATAAAGAGCCTTTTTTGGTGGGCAAGTCGCACTGGAAGGGTACCTTAGATGGGGGCGAGTTCTGCAGAGATCATGGCAAAATGACCAATAAATTGGCTCACATGTTTATCAAACTGTGCGAAAGATATGCTACAAGGAGTAACTGGCGTGGATACACATACAACGAAGAAATGCGGGGGCAAGCCCTGCTACAACTCAGTCAAATCGGATTGCAGTTTGACGAGTCAAAATCGCAGAACCCTTTTGCGTATTATACTGCCGCTATCACTAACAGCTTTACTCGTGTGTTAAACATCGAAAAGAAAATGCAGAACATTCGCGACGACATACTTGAAATGAACGGACTCAATCCTTCATGGACACGACAGTTTTCAGAAAGTCATAACAAAACAGCCGAAGCGGTTGCAAATACCCCTGAAGAGTAGTATACTGCTACTCTATGGCTAACTTATTCAAGAAGGCTATCGTTTTCACTGACATCCACTTTGGACTGAAATCGAATAGCCTGGTACACAATCAAGACTGCGAGAAGTTTGTAGATTGGATTATTGAGACTGGCCGGGAGCAGGGTTGCGAAACTGGCATGTTCCTGGGTGACTGGCATCATCATCGTGCATCTATCAATCTACAAACACTAAACTTTAGTTTGCAGGCATTGGAAAAACTGTCCAAGGCGTTTTCACAGTTTTTCTTTATTCCCGGCAACCACGACTTGTACTATCGAGACAAGCGAGACATTCACGGTGCGGCCTGGGCCAAGCACTTGCCCAACATCCATATCTGCAACGACTGGTTTCAAGAAGGCGATGTTATCATTGCGCCTTGGCTGGTTGGAGATGATCACAAGCGTATTAAAAAAATGTCCAGCAAGTACATGTTTGGGCACTTTGAGCTGCCGCATTTCAAAATGAATGCCATGGTAGAAATGCCAGATCATGGCGAGATACAGGCCGCACACTTTGGTCACTATGACAAGGTGTTTAGTGGACACTTTCATTTGCGTCAAAATAAAAACAATATCAACTACATTGGCAATGCGTTTCCGCACAATTTTGCCGATGCTGGAGATGACAAACGTGGCTGTATGATATTAGAGTGGGGCACAGAGCCCGAGTATCATGCCTGGCCTGGGCAACCTTTGTACAATGTGTTTGATCTTTCTACCTTGATTGATCGAGGTAATCAACTGTTAAAACCCAATATGCATGTGCGTGTACAACTGGACATTGAAATCTCCTATGAGGAGGCTGGGTTCATCAAAGATACATTTATAAACAAACACAATCTTAGAGAAATGGCCTTGATGCCAAACAAACGCACTGCATTGGAAGAAGATATGGCGCCAGGCGATGTCAAGTTTGAATCAGTGGATCAAATTGTCACTGATCAGATTACCAAGATTGAGTCAGAGTTTTACGATCCTAAGCTATTACTACAAATCTATCAGGCGCTATGACACCCAATGATATCCGATGGTTGCAAGTAGAAAACACTACTAGATGCAATGCCTGGTGTCCCGGGTGTGCAAGAAACCAAGGCGGATATCAGCTGAGTGAAAGTTTAAACATAGTGGATCTTGATATTGCACGATTCAACGAAGTCCTAGATCTTTTGCCAAATCTAGAAACTGTGCAGTTTTGCGGAACCCATGGCGACACCTTGGCCTCCCCCAATGTTCTTGAACACATCTCAGCAGTGTTGAGTCGCAATAAAAAAATACAAATACACACCCATGGAGGATTTTACAACACTGCCTGGTGGAGTGAGTTGGCCACAATGCTGAAATCACATGTTCATGATGTATGGTTTACATTAGATGGATTGTCTGGAGTTCATGAAATCTATAGGCAAGGAACAAACTTTGAAAAGATAATCAAAAATGCACAGGCTTTTATCAACGCAGGTGGGCAGGCAACTTGGCAGTTTATACCTTGGCAACACAACGAACATCAGATCAAAGACTGTATCAAACTAAGCCAGGAGCTGGGATTTAAAAAATTCAAGCTGATTAAAAATGTCAGAACTAACTTTATTGCTCGACATTGGAAGACCGGTGAGTTGCTAGATATCAAACCGTGGACTTTAAATCCCAGTTATAATCTCAGAGAGATTCAGTTTGTTAAAAATCACGTTGAAAAATCGAACTGTATGCACCTAACGGGTCCTAGCATTTATCTCAACGCCAATGGCAACATTTCAGTCTGCTGTGAGTTTAATATCCAAAGACAATCGCAGTCATTTGATCAGTTACCAGATATCAATCAAGAACTGCGGTCTCAACCTAACCAAACTTGTTTACGAGCATGTGGTACACATGTTATTATGTAACTTAATATGATACAAATCAAAGATCTAACTGTTAAAAACTTTATGAGTGTGGGCAATGCCACACAGGCCATCAACTTTGATCGTCAAGATCTTACCTTGGTATTGGGCGAGAACTTGGATCTTGGCGGCGACGGCAGTCGCAATGGCACAGGCAAGACCACAATCATCAACGCTCTTAGCTATGCGTTGTACGGCAATGCACTGACCAATATCCGTAAAGACAATCTTATAAACAAAGCCAACAGCAAGAACATGTTGGTCAGTTTAGAGTTCAATATCAACGGTAGAGATTATCGTATTGAACGTGGCCGCAAGCCCAACATACTCAAGTTCTATGTCAACAACGAAGAACAAGCCGCTGATGACAACAGCCAAGGAGATTCAAGAGAAACGCAGGATGCCATTGAATCTGCCCTGGGAATGACACATGACATGTTCCGACATGTGCTGGCGTTGAACACATACACAGAACCGTTCTTGAGTCTCAAGGCCAACGACCAACGAGTGATAATCGAACAGTTGTTGGGCATTACCATGCTCAGTGAACGTGCTGAGCGTATCAAAGAACTCAACAGAGAAACCAAAGACGCCATTGCTCAGGAAGAAATGCGTATCCGAGCTGTTCAAGAAGCCAACAAAAGAATAGAAGAACAGATTGAAAACCTGCGTCGTCGGCAGACAATGTGGACAACCAAATATGAAGAAGATATTGCAAAACTCGCGGCCGCGCTTGAAGAGCTCAAGAAGATTGACATTGAAGCCGAGATTGAAGCTCACAAGGCACACCGGGTATGGGAGCAGAAGCGCAAGGACCTTAACGACTTGGCTGGACAGATCTCCCGCACGAAGCTTGATAAGGACCGCGAGACAAAAAGCATTGAGAAGCTTGGCAAAGAGATTGCGACACTTGAAGGTCATACCTGCCATACATGCGGCCAGGCATTCCACGACCATAAGCACCAATCAGTCTTGGAAGGTAAGCAGGCTGATCTGGCAACGGCAAGAACGGCTTGCTCAGAGCATGCACAGCTTTTATCAGACATGGAGACTGCCCACACCGCCCTGGGCGTGTTAGGCAAACCACCCAAGATGTTCTATGATCAGGAAGAAAATGCCATACAACATCGTGCCAACGTAGAAAATCTGCAGACTCAACTTGACACCAAATCACAAGAAGCAGATCCCTATGGTGAACAAATCGAAGAAATGACCGGGCAGGCACTGCAGACAGTGACCTACGACACACTCAACGAACTCACACGATTGCAAGAGCATCAGGATTTCCTGCTCAAACTGTTGACCAACAAGGACAGCTTTATCCGCAAGAAGATCATTGAACAAAACTTGAGCTACCTCAACCAGCGACTAACATACTATCTAGATCGCATTGGATTACCACACTCGGTGATCTTCCAGAATGATCTTTCAGTGGAGATTCAAGAACTGGGTCGTGATTTAGACTTTGATAATCTCAGTAGAGGTGAGCGCAATCGGTTGATACTAAGTATGTCATGGGCATTCCGCGATGTGTGGGAAAGTTTATACCACCCAATCAATGTGTTATTCATTGACGAGCTAGTGGATTCAGGCATGGACGCACAGGGTGTAGAGAACAGCCTGGCCTTACTGAAGAAGATGAGCCGTGAACGCCACAAGAGTATCTGGTTAGTATCGCATAGAGACGAACTTGCAGGTCGTGTGGAGAATATTTTAAAAGTAGTCAAAGAAAATGGCTTCACAAGCTACAACACAGACGTAGATATAGCATGAAATGTGCATGTGATCAAGAGTTAATGATAACTATAACTCCATGTCATGGCTATACGAATCACAAGAAATTCAGGAACTACCCGAAGACTGTGCTGGGTTTGTTTATTTGATCACTAATAAACAAACCGGCAGAAAATATATTGGCAAAAAATTAGCAAAGTTTAAAAAAACAACATACAAAGTAGTCAAACTTAAAAACGGCAACAAGAAACGTAAAAAAATTCGTGGTACTATAGATTCAGATTGGCAAACATATTATGGCAGTTCTCCGGAGTTATCTCGAGATGTTGAACTGCTAGGCATAGAAAACTTCTCACGCGAAATACTGTATTATTGCAAATCCAAATCGGAATGCAGTTACATCGAAGCTCGCGAACAATTCTCCCGACGTGTATTAGAAAGTGATGATTACTACAACGGGCACATACAAGTGCGTATACACGGTAGTCACATCAAAGGCAAATTAAGTAGCAACGGCTAGCACAGGCCAACATCGTGTGCCCTAGACCTGGATCACGGATCACAGGGATGGAAGTCTTGCCGCACTAGCAAGCACTCAATCAGTATCCTTGACAGGACCACGATCGCAAACACCTGCGGTTTGATTGTTTGAATAGAGTAGACAAAAGGGAAAATGACGTAGCAGTGATGCTACACGTTTACATGAAATGTTAGCGTATTTTATGTAAGCCGCCGTTGTGATAAAGACGGAATGAGCAGGTATCGGACAACCGCCTGTGAAATTGAATATAGTGAATTATAGACAACTATAGACGATTATAGTTCCAACGCTAAGTGACTGTTCGTACTCGGATGATGACAGTTTTCACTTTGCCCTGTGCGGGCAAAGTGTGACCAAGGTATCTGGATGATAACTGTTTCGCTTCGCTCATCTCTTAAAAAACAATGCATTCATGAGCGCAAGCGAAATGAATAGATCACGCAGTGATCTTAGAACTGATCTGGCCAGTCTCTAAACAATGCATGTTGTATATCGCCAGCAACGAACTGATTGAATGACTTGTGTTTCTGTTCGAGTTCTCCTTCTAATGGAGCAACACGACGAAAAGCTGAGTCCATCTGACCCATGTCCTTGAACTCCATGAGTATCATCCATTCAGGCATGTCAGCTATGGATCTGAATCCCATTTTGCATCTAGTGATGCGATAGCTTTCCATCTTGCCTTCTGATTTCAAGTGATCGAAGAAACTCTTCATTCCATTGACCCAATCAAGATCTGAAATGTCACCTTCTTTGTTTGCCCATATTGTGTATAAATC